CTTGTATTTAATACGTCTGTTTCAGATAGATTCATCGTTACTTTGGTCATTTTCAAAATTAAACCCCTACGTCATTACATTAGTTCTAACAATATATTTAGGTTTATGAAAGATAATAACACCAGTGCCAGATTTTACAATCAGACTTGAAATAAAATATTGTAACTCTGTATCAAGATAGATATAGGTTCCTAAGTGTTCACCACTCTTATATTCCTGTATTTCAACTTTTTTAGCCTTGAGTATTGACGAAATAATTTCAGGTGGCATGTCACCGTTGATAACAACTTTTAAATTATCTAAAGCTTTTTTTATACATGCTCCCATAAATCTTAATGCTTCAGGTGCATTATCAAACTCTCTGTCGAATGATTTAGCAATGACTGCTTTCATCATGTCGTCATGTTGTACGCCGATTTCATCAAGTGTTAGGTGATCGTTTGCCATTTCGTCTTACCTCCTGTCTTACAATTAATAAAACTATCATATCAACCCGAGAATTAAGAAGAAACTTTCTCCGGTGATATTCCCTGCGCTGCCTGAACAATAATCTCAACAGGAACATTTAAGGATTCTGCTATCGTTTCAGCCATGCCTATCATTTTCTGTTCTTCTGCTTTTTTCTCTAAATCTTGTTGTCTTGGTATAATTTTGTCAACAGGCATTTTTAAAGACTTAACGTTCTCCCTGAGAATTTCAGCCCGACCTTCCATACCAATAATAGCCATATCTGTTTCATTGTTTGTTCTATCCAGAAAATTTTCTCTTCGTGCCTGTGTCGTATCTTTCTGTATTAAATAATCTGAAGCTCTCGCTGTGATTCTAATATCACCGCTGGCTTTTTCAGGTTCGTACATCATAACCGACAACCATGTTTCTTCGACTATTGGAACGATCATCTCTTGATCAATACTGCCGATAACATCTTTCATTGTTTTTGTTGCAGCTTCCATCAGCATTGATAACCCGGTTGCAGTCTCCCCGGCACCACCAACATCAGAACTACCAGACATATATTTAGGGATACCTGATATTTCATCTGCCTGGTTAAATATCTTTTCATATGCGCTTAATAATTCATTAGAATTACTTTCGGGTTGAAACCACCCCATAGGAACGCCATTAGTGAGCTCAAGATCTTCTGTAGTAAATTTCCAAACCTTCATAGGATAAACACTGGTTTCATCCTGACCATTAGGAAAAGCATCGGTGTTAACCCACTGTTGTGGACCTGAAGCAATACCCATATTCGCAACCCAAGCTCTAACACAAGCATTTCCCATCTTCTGAATATCTTTCAGGACATCAGGAACACTATCACCCCAAAAAGATTCATTAGAATTCGAATAACAAGCCTTGTAAACTCCACGTTTTTTTAATGGATGAGGGTTTATTTTTGCAGAAATAACAATAGAACTGATTAAATATGCAATTATTTCATATTCCATGTATGGGTCTGGAACTTCTTTTTCAGACATTCCCCATTCAAGTAACTTTTTACCCTGAACTGAACCAAAATATTTCAGACAATCTATTGTACCCATGTTATTTTCTGATCGCTTATCGTCCATTGCTGTATCTGCAATCTCTGAATCAATAGTTAACCAATCCATGTAGCCTGAATCACCAAAACGGTCTAAAACGAGGTTTATAGCGTCCTCATTGAATCCCTTAACTCCCTTGAATTTTAGTAACTGCGACCTGGTAAATCTATTTTTAATTATTAAATCGCCCTCGTCAGGTGTTAATGCCCCAGGTGCCGGATAAACATCAAATGGTGATCTTCTATAATATTTTCTTACTGCTTTATCAGTAACAACAGGCCTTGATTTCCCCTCTTGATCTTCCTGCCATTCAAGAGTAGGTTGAATCTCAACCATTGGCCCTTCCATTATACCTGCTTTAAGCTGAATAATATCAACAATAGCTTTGGATAATTCTTTATCGAACTTTGCTTCTTTCAAAATATCGGCAACAAGAACTTCATTATCATTTGCATCTTCACGGGCTTGTTTTTGAATCTCTGATATTTTTTCACCCTTCATCATTTCTGCATATTCTTCAAGGGCTTCATCCATTTCAGGAGTTTTTACGCCACCGAGATCCATTAATAACCTATTATATTCTGTTGCCATTTTCTTGACTATCTGTTCTTCATCTTCAGGCTTGATATCTGAAACAGGAGTAGGATCAATACCGAAAGGTCGTTCACCAGGAGACAGGAATATATCACGCAACCATCCAATTATAGCCTTACATTTTATCGCCGTAATCCTTATAAACTGATCTGAACCACCAAATTTAATAATTTTCGCAAGAGTTTCAGGCCCGTATTGTCCCCTTACTGTCCGTAATGCTTCAATCATTTCGTCTTCGACATCTCGCTTTGCATCCCGGTTAACCACCCATGCTGAAGAAATATGAGAAGACAAGCTCGTCAATACGTGAGAATTTTGTTCATCTTCTACCTTGATGAGATTTATATCTGCTTGCTGTTGCTGGTCCATCGATGTTTCCATAATTAACTCCAAACATAATCAGCCGGTTTTATCTGCACTGGAGAAACCTGCTTTATTATTTTTATTTGTGCGAATGTCAAAGCTAAAGCGTCAAACTTATCAGGGGATCTTTTCAATCTCGCCCGCATTCCGTCTTTCTCATTCTTACTCATTATCTTAACATACTTTCCCTGTGTTCGCCAAGTCGGACACATAAGTTCCTCAATTAAATCATCATCAGGGGGAAGCATTGCGCCTGTATCAGTCCTCAACCACTCGCGAACAGCCCACATTATTTCATCACGCACGATACCGAATTCACCAAATTCACATTTCTTTTTATTTCTTTCAGCCACTTTCACACCATAAGCATTACAACCCTTATTTCTCATATGATGGGGTACCCCGGCGCCAATCCCTGTTGCATCAATTGCACAATGTTGCATCGGGCTTCTGTTATGATATTCTTCTGCTGCTTTATTGCCAGTTTCGAAAAGATCAATCTTACTCCAATCGATGAAGGGTTCAACATATCCACCCCATCTGAAACAACAAACATTTGAATCAACACCTTCTTCTGCTACGTCCTGACCCATCTTGCATGATACGCCCTTTGGTGGATTTTCCCCAAACTTAGCAACGTAAGCATCCCATCTGGTCCGAGCGGCTTCAATCCAATCCCTTGATATTAATTGGTTTGCTCCTGCTGTCGGATATTTCCCTAAAACCATGTAAGAAAAAACATGATTTATTATTTTATGCATACCTGGTTTAAGCGGTTGATAGAACTGGCCTTTCAATTTTTTCTCTGCGACAACATGCTCGAGATACTTTGGAAGTATGAAAACATCATGATCTGGATCTTTTGGATTGTATTTTTTAATTTCGTCTATTTTTAATGGCCGACACCAGTCGTTTATTCTTTGGACTGTAACGCCCCTGGTAACTGCACCAGGTATTAAATTCTTCCCTGTTAAAACATTCGGATGCCTGAATGCAGACATTTCAATGACACTTGCCTGGCCAGACCTTTCTTTTCTCCAAACTTCACCGGATTCATGACGTGGATTAAACATTATAAGTAGCCTGACTATCGTACCACCAGACATACAGGATTCAATCCCCTCATAAACTGCGTCAGGGATTGCATCACCCTCATCAAGAATGAACACTAACACCGGAGCATGTTTCCCTGAGAATTTTGCAACTCTCTCCGCATTTGTCCCTGATGAGGGGATTGTAACACCGGTTATAAATTGTAGTGGAGTTCTTTGTATGTGCAGGCTTTTTATCTCATCATTTTTGAATATTTCTTTATGGTTCTGAAGAACGTTCCCGATTTCACCCCATAATAATTTTTTTAAATTGTCTTCTGGTGGTGCTGCTGCTGTCCAAACCTGACATTCTGAAAAGCATTTATAAAACCAGGCTGCAAGCCTTGCAGCCCCCCATGTCTTCCCGGTCCCATTAGCTGAACGTGCTACAGTTGTTACATTATCTCTGACTGATTCCATCATATCCTTAATGTCTTCAGTCGGTGATTCGCCTAAAATATCTTGAACAAACCCAACAGGGTTATC